TCAGATTAAGCGACGGATGAGCGGGATCCATATCCTCCTAGCCTTCCAGAGAGAAAAAGTAGCGACCACTGAAACAAGTATCCAGAAGCCTGCTATCTGTTTCTTCTGCCATGGTGTAAGAGGCCTAGCAACCTCCTGGATGTTGGTCTTTACGATTTCCCTATCTCTATATACGACGCTATCACGTATCTTAGTTGGTACACTCGTCTCTATACCCCGTGTACCCGATTTTGTCTCTAGCCGATGCGAGAGTATACCATCGGAGGAAACATGCGCTTCGCTAATAGCCCAGTCTGTTTCCAGCCTACTGGTGCTATCTTTGAGCACACTCTGAGCTGTCTGCTTCGGGACCTCGACGTAGACTGTATCCCTCCGCCATTCGGTGCGCTCTCTGACTTCTATACGGACGCTATCCTTGCTTACCTCTACCTGCTTAGACGTGTGTCGTCTTGCGCCACATCCAATGCAGATCATAATTGTGATGATTCCCAAAGAGATGAGCATCATACACACGAATGTATCTCTTTTGATTAGCATACTCACCTCCCTTCCGTTAATTTATCATGCACCTTGTCCACGAAATCTGCTCCACTTCCTTCCGCTGGAGGTGTAGCAGTCGATCCACTCTCACTAGGAGGCACTGGATTAGGGTCTGGCATCGGAGATAGCCCGTAGAACTCTGGGTGCCACTCCTTATCCAAGGCCTTAGCCTTTGACTCATCAAGCACCTCCCAGTCAGCCTGACTGTCAATGCTCGTGCGTACGATGAAGCCGATAGCCTTTAGCTTACGACTGACTAGCATCTTACCCTCTGGGGCATCTAGCCTGATTGATCTTTCTTCTACCATATCTGCTATCTATAGGTTATCGTCCACCCTTTACTCGTTGCGACTTTACCCAACTCCGCCATCTCTGAGGGATACCTATCCACCAAGCTCTGTGGTAGGTACATCACTGTACCAGCAGAGACGATCTTAGCCTCATTGATTAGGTAGCGAACGCTCTCAATGGAGAGTGATACACACTCAAATGCTATGAGCTCGCGCCCAACTCCCTTTAATCGTATCTCTCGAAGCTTCGGACATCTTGTGATAAGATTTGCAATACCAGTAGCTACTGACAAGTCAATGATGCCCTCTACTTCCTCTAGTATCGCACACTGATCAAAAAGATACTGTGCATTGCTTATCATGCCATCTCCAAGAGATAGCTTTACCCTCTGGAGTTTTGGACATGCATAAAACGCTGCAAACACATCTGTCACCTTGGATGCATCGCCAATAGTTACAGATCTAAGCGAAGCACACTCTGCAAAGGAGTAGTATAGCGAAGCATTCTGAGGTATCGCTCCAATTTCTACCAACTCTAGAGAACTCGCCCGATATGCAAGACTTCGCATGCTCGTCAAGTTCGGAAGGTCTGACAATGTGAGCCTTTTGACCTTCACGCTCTCTTGGATAAAGCTTTCCAAGTTTACAACTCGTTCTACACCTAGAATATCTGGAACTCGGACTAGGTTAGGGCATCTGCCAAATACCCACGATAGATTAGCGGCTGTATACCCTTCGTCCACCTCCATGTCAGGAAGCACCTCATCTCTCCACTGGTAGCATTGTTGATCCTTAAAGATTTTTAGGCGTGCTGGCTTCAGCCCCTGTATCTTATCTGGGTAGCTAGAAAATCCGTCTTCGTCTGCTACTACAGCTCCCATTTCTATGAGTGCTTTTTTTATCTCTTCCCTGTCTCGCATCAAGGCGAGTAATTCTTCTGCTACAGCTTTTTTCGTGGTCATCTTCTTGTTCCTCTTAACTTCTTTAATGCTTCTAGGATGACTAGCCACCCTCCCGTTGCCCACTCCTCCTCACTCATCTTAGGTTCGTCGGAGGTCGTGGCAAGATAGCTTTGGTAGGCACTCCTTCCAGGTGCCCCCCTTATAAGATCTATGTACTGAGTTATGGTACTACACAAACCTTCTCTCACTGCCCATTCATAGGCGCTTAGTCCGGGGTCACCTTTATCACCCTGTATCATACCTTGCACTACCAGGCGCAACTCTTCAGCCATTGGCCTTGTGCCCTCGCTTGGGGCTACAGCACGACATAGATCCCTGGAGAGAACGATTAGACGTTTACCGTCATCGTAGCGAGGGTTCATCTCATTATAGGAGACATCCAGTCGATACACACCGCTTCCTAGTACATTGGTGAGCTCTCCCGATATCTCTACGAGTAGCTGGCCTCCTTGCACAGTCACAGCCGTTGGCTTTGCCATACACCCACACTCTGTGTTGTAGATTATGATAGATAGGTCTATCATCTCTTCGGGTCTGACAAGCACATCGCTCTCCTCTGGATGATCTAGGGTTGGATCTTTCCCTCGTCGATATACAACCACGGGGAAAAGGTGGTCTCCCCCTATTGCTATTCTAGGCAATACTTTCTTGTTCATAGCTTGCTCCTCACTTTTTACTCTTATATCCGTATCCATTGTCTCCGACGTCGTGTCCGCGGGGGGCTGGGTCGGTGGGTGCAATGGAGACATGCCCCCACTGCCCTCGTCGAGGATGCTCCCAGATGAGCTGGTCAAATCCTCCTAGGTTTTGAATTACCTGGAAGAGTCGGGGGAGATCCTCCGTGACAAGGTCTGCGGCTAGACCATAGAGGTGCTGGCTGTCTGGAACGCCACCGACAGCTTTATTGAGACGAGGGCTACGGTAGCCGCTAGACACTCGGATTGGAGCACCATAAGCCTCACGGATCTCGTCAAGGTAGACCATAAGACGGTGAAGATTGGAGAGAGCTACGGGGGTAGGGGTGTTAGACCAGCCACGATTTGTAGCGGTCGAGCTGTATGTAAGCTCGGAGAGGGTGAAGTACTTAGCCATTGGACTGGGGTTGGGAGTCATCTAGGGTCTGATTTTTGGAGCGGATAAGACGGGAAAGTTGTTGGATATCCTCTTCAGATAAACCTTTAGTCTTCGCCCGTAATATGAGGTGGAGAGCGCTCTCTAAAACTTCGAGTCCACCTTGAACTTTTTCAGCTAGAATAACTTCGTCCCCGTCAGGGCGGGATGGGTCATTCACGGAGCGATTTTCATAAACGCTACGGAGTTCAATAATGAGGACGAGGATGGTACCGAGGGCGCAGAAGTAAGGGAGCTCTGGCATACTGAAACGAGTCCAGAAATCCACGATGTAGAGAGCAACATCCATCATGGAAAGCAGAAGCAGGCAGGAGAGGTAGCTATTAACCTTGCTGACAGTCGCCCTCAGAGCCTTACTAGTACGTGCAACTCCGAGACGCTTCGCCTTGTGCCAGCCACTAGAGAGGTCTATGAGCACCGCTATGAGCACTATTCCATGTAGAGCGACAAAGAGGAGGCTATCTCGGATGAGATCGGCTGTGGAGACTAGTGTGGTGAGTGTTGGGAACATAGAGATAGGGGATGAAATGATGAATAGATAGACGTTATCGAGTCTTATGTCGGGAGGCTACAGTAGAGAGCTGGAGAATGTCTCGGGCGCGAATGCGCCCTTCGACTTCTACTCTCAAGGCACTAGTACTAGTGAGATGGTTCGCCAACCGCCCCTGCTGGGCTTTATTAAGGATGAGTTCTCCTGGATTGACGCGTGCTAGTACGCGGTCACCGGAACCATCACCACCTGGGACAATCCCTCCACTGGCAAACTTGGGCACCTTGTTGGCTGAAGAGGCGATAGTAGCGATTAGGGCACCGATCATAGCACCTGCAATAGCGACACCAACAAAGGGGAGGGCAGCATGCGCTTTTGCGACCTTAGCTGCAGCTCCGATGGTGTCAGCCTTGGTCTCTATAGTGGTGGCAGCGGTGCGTGTGGCGGATAGTCCTACTTCGGTGGCAGTACTGGTAGCCTCAGCTGTCGTAACAGCTGTCGTTTGGGCGATCTTTTGGGCGGTGAGAGCCTGCTCTACGGCAGCAGCAGTTTCACGAGCTTTAGTGAGCTCCTGGACCATAGAGACGAGGCTAAGGATCGTATCGATACCTTGGCTGGCGGAGTCGAAGACTGCAAAGAAGCGCTCCCAAGCACTGGCACTCTCGTCAGGGTCGAAGGCTTTCTTTAGTCCGTCAAAGGCACTCTTTAGGTTGCGGGCGCTTTGAGCGACGGTCTTGATCCCGGAGAGGGTCTTGTCAGCGATGGCCTTCTGATACTTTTTGAGATCCTCGGAGAGCTCTGCTAGCTTTACAGCCTGGGCAAGTGTCTTGGCTTCGGCTTGTGCCTTCTGCAAGGCTTCTCCAACCTCCAGTCCAGCCTTCTGGGCTTTCTCTAGCTGGCCGATATACTCATCAAGGAGCTCTTTCTCATCCTTTCGCTTGTCAAGGTCTGTCTTCTTGTAGTCAAGCGTCGTATCACGGCTCTTTCGTGAGGGTAGAAGGCTGGGGGTAAGCTTTTGAAGATCTCTCTGCAATTCTCCTGATAGCTGGCTCTTGCGGATCTCCTCACCTGAGGTGGAGGTCTCGGTGGAGACGATCTTTCGACGAGTGGACGCGATGAGTTCAGCGAGAGCCTTATGGTACTCCTTCTCTGATAGGATACCTTCGGTTCGCTCCAGAGAGAGGATTTTTGTCTGATGAGTGTACTCACGCTGCAGGGAGGCGATAGCAGACACTTCGGCTATCTCGGAGAGCTTGGCTTGGACATAGGCATCGGAGGCATCAAGCTCACGGCCTGAGGCGATGAGAGCAGAAAGTTCTGCCTTGGCTCGGTCTGCACGGGCATTTCGAAGGTCGTCTTCGCTAGCAATACCAGCGGATACCTTAGCGGAGAGAGCTCGAAGCTCGGTAGTGCTCTTTTGCTTCTCTTCAATGAGATCTCGATCGGTAAGAAGAAGTGTCTGGAGCCTCTTGTACTGCTCATCCTCTAGGGATCGAGCTCCCAGGAGAGATGCTAAGCGTTCAGTGTGAGTCTGGGCAACCTTATCGAGGGCAAGTCGATAGTCGTCGGTACTCTTGTAGAGCTGTGCTGTACGCTTGTTCTCGACCTCCTGTAAGTCTTTCGCAGCAGCCTCCCGGGCTCGTTCGAGATCAGACTTCTTACCCTTCTTATCCTCCTCACCACTACCTGTAGCAGATCCTTGCTCTTGAAATCTTCCGCCTATCTCCTTGACAGCAGCATTTGCTTCCCCCTCGACGCGCAGGCGCTTGACCTGAAGTTCTTGAATCTTTGCTTCTGCATCTTGACCGATGAAAGCACGCGTTCCTGCATCCTTGAGGTCAGAAAAGGTATTACCTTTATTGGCAGCGCTATAGTAGAAGGACTGCTCGGCCTTCGTTGCCCAACTCCCCCGGAGGCTATGATGGATAGTATTCAGAAGAGCTGCTCTATCCTTGGCTGGATCCCAGCTAGATCCAACGCGAGCATAGGTCTCGCGCATCCATGCAGTCATCTCCTCTTTTGTGGCTGTAGCATAACGGGCAATGACACCACGGACAGCACTCTGCTGATCGGCACTGAGCGTCTTTCCACCACGCTCTAGGTGATATTCATAGAGCTCTTGTTGTGGCTTACGGCTATCCTTACTAGTCTCACTATAGAAGTCGATCTGCCGGTCGATATCCTTAAGTTGTACGATCTTGTCTACTATAGATCGAATCTGGTCGTACTTACCAGCAATGCGATCCAGACTACCCTCCTGAAGGCCTAGACTCCTCTCTAACTGGTGCTGTATGGTCTTCTGCTCATCGAGCTTGCCATGTAGGCTCTTGTATAGATCGAAGAGTCGAAGAATCTGGATAGCCTCATCACCCCGAGTGGAGGTTAAGGCCTTCTGCTTTGCCAGATATTGGTCTTGAAGTCCATTGATCTCCTTCTGCTTGTTGTACCAATCGACCATAGCTGTGACAACGGCTGTGATAGCACCGATAATCGCCATGGGTACAAGGGTAGAGAGGAGGCTACGGACGGTAGCTACAGCCGAAGCCCAGAGAACACGGAAGGTCGCCGTGGTACGTGTCCAGAGGGAAACGGTGGAAACAGCGGCCTGCTCTTGGCTCGCCACAATGCTGGCAGACTGACGTTGGAAAGAAAGCTGACCAGCGAACTGTGTAGCTCGCTGGGCATTCCCCACGCCCGACATGCTACCAGCGGACGTCGGGACGGATGTAGCTCGAGCAGCTAGGGCTGCACGCTCTCGGTCAAGGGTTGCTTGTAGGGAGGCGAGACGCTTCTGCCTCTGCTCTTCATTCTTGCTGTGGGCTTCGGCTAGGAGCTCACGACGTCTGTACTGGGCTTCGTTGAGAGCCTGCCCGCTGATAGCGATTTTCTTCTGCAGCTCGTCAGCCTTGAAAGCGTATCGAATCTCGGCTTGCTCACGGATTGCTGTATTCCGGGCGTGAAGTCGAGAGGCTTCAGCTAGAACCTTATCATAGGTTATTTTGGCCTCAGAGATTGTCTTTGCATCACCACCAGTGTAGGCAGTGGCAAGAGTTTGCTTAGCAACAGCTAGACGCTTTGCCACCTCTAGCTCGGAGGCTTCCAGTCCACGTAAGTAGGACTGGTGGAGAGCTGTGAGCTGGCGGTACTCAGCCTGTGCCTTACTGAGGTTTGCCACGGCGGAAGAAAATCCTTTGTCGCCAGAAGCTTGTGCCTTAACTATGCGGTTCGCCTCGGACTTCGTGGGAGCAGTAGCCTTCTCTAGTGCTGCTTCAGCACGTGCAACCTTCTCCTGGGCAGAACGGAGGGCCTTCTCGGCATCAGACTTTGCTTTTTGGGCAACGCTCTTGGCTCTAGCGTCATCAGCGATGGCTTGTGCTTGACTAGCACGAATAGCAGCACCAGCCTCACTCCAGGCATTGGAGAACTTCCCCCAAAGCTTGCCTGCTAGCAAGGCACCCGCCCAGATGTAGAAGTTAGATAGATGTGTACGAAGATATTCAAGAAGCCCTCTTACAATATCTACGGCCCGTTTGAAGTGATCACCAATCCTCAGTGCATCAGCCAGATCGGAAAAGGCATTCTTCAAGCGCCCAAGACTAGCCTCGAGGTTATCTGTCGAGGTCTCACCGCTGAGCTTAGCCAGCTCATCGGAGAACTTACCCATAATCTCGGAGCTCCGGAGCTTACCTTCCTTCAAAAGCTTGTCGAGCTGTCCAATCGAGACACCTGCAGCATTTGCCATGGCCTGCATTGCGACAGGGATGCGTTCGCCCAGCTGTTGGCGTAGCTCCTCGCTGGAAATCTTTCCCTTCCCCATCATCTGTGTAATGGCAGCCATTGTAAGGGTTGCTTCCCCTCCTGATATGCCAAAGGATGTCATCGCTTTGGAGATATTAGCGAAGATACGCTCCTGTTCAGCTACAGCAACACCTGCAGGTGTAGCGGCTGCCTTGAATTTAGCAAAGGCCTCCGTGAGACCGATAAGATCGGTACCGTACTTATTTGATAGCTCTGAGACAAAGCGAAGACTCTGCCCGTACTCACGAGCATCAGCACTAACATTACGAAGAGTAGTCCGAGCACGGCCTGCTTCACGAGCCGTGGAAGCAAGCGACGAGAGGAGCCCTGAGATCGATGAGATACCAGCACCAAGAGCTCCAGCCATTGCTATGGCTTGGAACTGGATGCCCCGCAGGGCATTCTTAGCGCCTTCGGCCTGCTGGCGGAACTTGTCCGCTAGAAGCTCTAGACGAACGGAGAAGGAGAGATTGTTGGCCATTGCTGTAGTGCAGAGCTATTCTCTTATGAGTAGATGAGATGAGGGTATGCTGATCTATGGGGTATAGGTAACTCCTCGGAGGATGTCAAGTACGGCGGAGCGTTCTGCAGAGCGCTCTGCCTCGTCCCAGGGGAAAGGGAGAATCTTCTCAGGACTTTCGGCTGCATCTTGAGCGAGGTGTGGGAGCATAGAAAGCCAAGTGAAGAGACGAGTATACTCTAATCCTTCCCGCTTATGCCCCTCGAGAGCTTGGAGCAAGGCTGGGAGCTCCCAGAGTTCGAGCCGATCCATTACGTAGTCTGGGCTAATCCCCCCTTCAATGATGAGCTGAGTAGCTATTTCGGTGAAGGTGGGAGCGTCATCGGGACTCTCCAAGAGTTCAGCCTCTTCGCTAGATCCTCCTATAATGGAAAATTCGCCTAACTCTTCGAGAGCTTTGCCCAATGCTGTATAGTAAGTCTCCGATACATCGGGACTCTTAAGTACATTCCTCCAAACATCGAAAGGTAGACGACTACCTTCTAGAGTGGCATCTCGTTGCAGGGTGTAGATGAGGAGCTCGACATCGTCTGGATTCTGTAGATCTAGAGATGCAAAACTCCGTGCGGAAAGCCTCTCAAAGAGGAGAACCGCACGGAGCGTTACGCGGAGGCGAAGGACATCCATTATTCGAGGGTAATGCCTGCTTCGGTAAGCGCTTCGGCGCTGCCCACTTCCTTACCTGATCCAGTCAGGAGAGGTCCCGAGCCATTGAGCGTACAAGATAGAGTCTCGTACTCACCATTCTGACTGCTCCTGGAGAGATCGCTGACGGTGACACGTCCCTTACGTAGGACATCACCCTTGGTGGCAGTACGTTCGCCATTGTTGTCAGCTACAGTGACCCGAGCCAGTTCGAAAGTAACAGCCTTACCACTAGCAGCGATATGCTCTAGAGCGTCGTAGGACATGTGTCCCTTGGTCGTTGAGAGGAGGGCTTCTACAGAGAGTGACCATTCGTTCTTGCCCCCCATCTTGTCGTCGAACTTGCCCGAGAGCTTGCTGGCAACGTCAATCTGGCTGGGAGAGAACTTGAAGTCATCTTTCTTAGCATAGGCAAATAGGAGCCCGTTGAGGAAGACCATCGTCAGTTCACCCTTGATGAGGTCTTTGTTCTTATCAAACTTCTGAGGTGTTGCTGGAGAAGGCATAATGTTGGGTTAGGGGTTAGAGAATTAGGAAATAGCGAAAGTGAGAGACTGGACTATCTTGCCGTCCAGGAAGTACTCTTCGCTGGTGTCAAGAGTGGCGGAGGTAGAGCTGGACCCGAAGATTTTGCCAATATCGTCGTTACGTCCTCCGTCAAGAACAGCATCAACGAACTCTGAAAGCTGAAGACTTCGGTCGTAGTCGTCCGAGACACAGAGAACGGTAACAGTGGTGATGCTGTGGGCATCACCCGTCTTGTCATACTCACGCCCATAGGCTGTTCGGGTGACGGTGATGAAGTCGCCTTCCGTACCTTCTGGAGCTAGGAGAGGGAATATCTTCTCTCCGACAAGGACTCGAAGATCTTCGGAGGCAAGGAGCTGAGTGCGTACCCACTGAGCGGATCGCCACTTACGGTTAGGATCAACGTACATACCTTAGATACTTGATAGAGTACGGAATATACCCTGCATAAGGAGGGACTGAGCTCTATATCTCTGACGCTGCTTCGCCCCCGTCCAGAAGAATGTCGGAGTAACATGCCCTCGATACTTTCCTGCCCGAGTGTAGCGATCGGCGGTACCCTGATCAATGAGATGAGCATGGTTAGCAGCCTTGGATTCGTTATAAGAGCCACGTCCACTCACATAGTAGAAGCCTACGGAGAGGCTTATGTGCCCTACTCTACTTCTTCTGGGCATACGCCTGCGAAGCCCTCGGATTAGGTTGCCTCGTGGTCTATGTCCGTTTCGACTCCTAGGGCGATATAAGGCAGGGAGCGTCAAGCGGACGTCCTGCTGGTAGAGCTCTGCTGCCCGAAAGAAGGGCTCACGAAGCCTCTCTGGGCTTGGAGCGGACTTGAGACGCTCTAGGAAGCCCTTCACCTCGGATATACCGGTGATGCTGACGATTTCGGGCATTAGTCTACATATCGGGCGGTAACTTCAACCGTACGATCGGGCAGAGGCTTGAGGAGGACGATGCTGTAGATGTCAGCACGCCAGCGGAGCCAGCGACAAGCGGTGAGGCGCCTGTCATCTCGTACTACAAAGACAAGCGAGCTAGGGTCTACGACTTCATGGGCCTGCAAGCCATCCTTATTGAAGGTTGGACGCAATGTCTTAAGGAAGGCTCGGGTATGAAAGGCCTCCTGTCGTTCGTCGCGTACAGCTCCAGATGGACTCTGAATACGTACGGAGCTAATGAAGGTAATGCGGTGGGTAAAGGCTCCTGCGTTCATCGCTCTATCCTGTAGGGACTGATGAGAGCTGGAATGGTAAAGGGGAGCTCCGTCATGCGTCCAGACCGATAACCCTCCCTATCAGCATAGAGACGAGCAACTATCATCCTCAGAGCATGTCGAAGAGCAGGGGGAAGAGTTCCATCGGATTCCTCAACTGCATAGAGCGGTCGATGGAGGAGGTTCGAGAGGAAATCTTCAGCTACATCAAGGAGCTCGACGATAAAGTCATCATCCTCATCGTGGTCTACGTTGAGATGCTTCTTCGCTTCGGGGAGGGTTAGGTATTGGGGCATGACGGGATTACTTACGCTTGAGGCAGGCGAAGGCTTCGGGACGTAGCACCGTGTTGGAGAAGTCATCGTTGAGGGTGAACTCCACACGATCGTTCTTCCCATTGTACTGTGCAAAGAAACGAGATCCATCGCCGTACTGCGCCAGTACCGAATAGGAGAAGACACCGAAAAGGATAGCATCCTCAGGCATGAACGTCGTAGAGACCACAGGGTAGTCGTTCATGTGTCCATCTTCTAGGAGCATCTTTGGGCTTCCCTTCTCTACCGGCGTAGACTTCAGCATGCAGTAGGTCTTGGGGTGAACGATGTAGGCCGCACTCTCATCGGGCTGAATGTCATTGCTCAGAACAGCAGCCTCAAGAGCTACAATGTCCTTAAGCGTTGGTCCCGTAGCTACGGCATAGGTGCCAGAAGGCGCTGCATAGGGTGTAGCGAGGAGGGAGGCAATGCCGTTATTCGGCGATGAGGGTGCCGTGGTAGAGAAGAGAGCCTTGTTGAGCGTAGCACCCACAGCCTTAGCTAGACGCTCAATGATGACAGAGCGCAGGTTGATGTTGCTTGCGTTCAGTGCCTGGGACGTAATCGGGACGTACACGCCGAGACGAGTAGGAGTAGCGCTGAGCTTGTCGATCTGGAGAGCCTTATCGGTGAGTGCCACGTCTTCTCCGAGGATCTGAGCTTCAACACCAGCAAGAACTGGCCAAACGGGCTGTCCATAGACACCAGTCTGTAGCCGGAGGCCCAGCTTGATATGGATCAGCTCAGCTTCCAAGGGCTGGATGAGCTCTTGAATAAGGGTTGGGCGGGCACTCTCGACGTTCTGCTGGAGAGTCGTTGCACGGCTCTCTAGCTCTACGACGGCACGAGAATCTACAGCACGACGAGCGGCAGCGATGAACTCACGGGCAAGATCGTCCTGGTCTGTAGCGACAGCACGGAGAGCTTGCTCTACGTTCATCGTCGTTGAGCGCTCGTTGAGCTCTTCAGTGATCTGGATCAGCTCTCGTTCTTCGTCTTCGGTGAGCTTTCCTGTCTTTCGACTAGACTGTAGCTCCTTGAAACGGAGGTAGAGCTTATTGAGCTCTTCTTGTTCCTTGGTCATAAGGGGGGGATTAAGGGGTTATAGGTTGGAGAGTATTTCGGCACGCCTAAGAGCAAATGCCTCCAGGGGACTTAGGGATCTGGGCTTGGGACTTGAGAGAAAGTGAGAGCGCTCGGAACTTAGAGCTTCACGACTTCGCTCAGCAGTGGAGCTAGAAGCGGGATAAGCTGGTTGGCTGACGACAGAGACATCCCCGAGGTAGGAGAAGTGATCAATGTGTCGTATCCACGTTCCGTCACTCTTCTGCTCCCAGCGAGTGTCACCGTCCTTAACTCCGAACAGGAAAGATGAGGAGCGAAGGTCTCCACGACGGAGGAGTTCTAAGACATCATCTCCGATCTGGGTGTTCGGGGCATCAAAAGCATAGCGCAGACCTTCGTTGGTTATCATCAGCTCCAGTGTGCCCGTTCCCTGAGTAGATCGGGCTAGTAGCTGCTTACGATCATGCTCGTAGAGTGCTAGGACATCACTGGAGGACAAGAGCTCGGGAGTCACAGCTCCACGGTGAACGATCTCGACAAAAGAGCGATCATCCCACCAATCGTAGAGGACTTCACTCTCGCTCTCGTAGACGATGGCCAGGCCAGAAATACGGCGAGAGTCTCCTTCGGGAACTTTGGGTGCTACGTCTTGAGATACAAAGGAGCGCCGTTCGTAGAGGGGAGGATTAGGCATATTCAACTGAGTTAATACATCCCTATGTACAGGATGTGATATTTTGCCCCCACTACACAGAGCTGGATGACACGGATCTCAATCCTGGTGTAGCGAAGTATCTGGATCTGATGAGACTCGGGAGCTGATTGGGGCTACGTTGCAGGAGATGAAAAGCTGATCGCCCCCTTCCAGCGGGCTACGTCCCTCGAAGATGCGTCCCTCGTTGGGGGTCATTACTCCCGCCTCGACGCTGGTCTTGACATAGTCAGCACGGCTACGTAGGTCGGTGGCAAAGAGCCCCGAGAGGTCAAAACGGATGCGCTCGGTGCTTCGGGCGGATCGAGGAAGAAGCTTGTCGGAGAACTCTTGCTCAATCTGACGAAGGAAGGGGCGGAGGGTCTGGTTAAGGAAGTTGATCTGCGAGTTTTCCGCCTCCTTGTAGTTCGTACTCCGATCAGCAAATACCATATAGGGGTGCACTCCGAAGAAGCGGCAGACGTCCAGGACGGAGTACTTTCGGACTTCCAAGAGCTCGGCATCGCTGTTGCTCATCGAGGATTCGATAAACTGCATCGAACCAGATAGGCGAATGATTCTCTGGCCTGCATTGATCTCTCGATTCACTCTCTCGGTCACTTTGTCGGCGACATCTTCGCTCAGGGCTCCCAGCCCCTGAAGTTCGTTACCTCCGATTAGGAAGCCGGATTTTTGATTTCCTGCCAAAAGGCCATCATTGGTTTGTCTATCAGCATTGGCACTGAGAGATAGACTAAGTGCTGCATATCGAATCGTGGATACGCCTGTATAGCCACCATCGAGGCTCTTGTTCTTGAGGTGTATGATCTCTTCTGGGGAGAAGATGCCCGAGACATCCCAAATCGGGTCGGAGACGTGGTAGCGGTTCGTCCGCTGGTCATAGGCTACTGCCCCATCACTCAAAAGCACCAAGTCCTTGATTCCACCTCGCCGGGAGAAGCGGGGGAGGAGGTAGGCGTTACCCGAAAGGAGCAGGCGGATGACGGCGTTCTGAAGGAGGGTGAAGAAGTTCTGTCGGTCGTTAGCTTTGCCTGAAAAGAGCAGATTCAGGGGGCTTTCCTCCACATAGGCAAATACCCTATCCTTACGGCGCTGATGCTCGAGATCGAGTGAAGCTATCGTACCTGAGAGGATGTCCACACAGCGGTAGACGCTAGCAATGGCCATAGCGGTATCGGGGCTGGAGACGTCAGCACTTCGGCGGGCCTGCGGAAAGGCGTCCATAACGGAACGCAGAGGGTCGGCATTACAGGAAGAGGAGACGCTTCGGCGGAAGAGGCGATTAAGGAAGCTCATAGTTATACGGATGCTTTGAAGTGGTTAAAGAGCCAGAAGCCCATCAGGCAGGTAATAGCCCCGTCAATCTTGTCGGAGGGTATAGCCTTGACGGGCTTTCGGTTTTCGAGACGGTCCTCGTCAATGACGGCGTTGGCGAAGCAGTAGGCAGTAATGGGGTTAGGGTCGAAAGTCACTTGCTGACGGCTCAGGGCGAGCTCGAAAGAGTCCACAGCTGTATTGAAACTCCCATTGGTCTGGGGAATGGCCTCTAGGTTCGCCTTCCCTACGCCAGGGGTAGAGCGTAGCAGGTTAGTAAACTCCAGCGCTTTGTAAGGGTCGTAGCCGATTTTGAGCGTGGCGAGAGGTTGTATTAAGATGGTATTCACGATGAGCGGGTAGTCGATGCTGTCACCTTCGCAAAAGGTGAGGTAGCCATCCTCTGCCCAACGCCTATAGAGCTCCCTATTGACATGCCTATCCAGCTGTCCACGGGGGAAGAAGTAGTGCGTAATAGCGTGGAAGGGGCAGACGCTCGTACGCCCCTCAGGTACACGGCTCGGGGTGTAGACGACGAAGGTCAGGGCACTGAAGTCATCCCTCACCGAGAGGTCCACGGCGCACATAGCCTTTGAGCCACGGAGGAGCTCCAAGGGCACGGAGCAGAACGCCCGCTCGATGTCTTCACGGGGTATCCACTGATCTCGCTCGTCACGGGCGAAGATATTAAGGAGCTTATTACGGAAGGTCTTCATTTCACCTGCTGTGAGCTGTGCCTTGTCGTATTCGGCTTGGTAGTATTCTGGGCGAACGGTGATGCCGAGGTGGGGCTGTACCTTCCTCCAGGTCTGCGGGTCGCCCTCTTCATCCCAAGCGTCGGGCTCGAAGATGTGGGCGAAGATGCTGTCATTCTCTACTTCTCCCCGCAGGATAGCCTTGTAGGCATCGAGCATCTCAGTGAATGGCGTGTCTACCTTGTCGCTGGCAGTGGTGATCACGAAGGTCAGCGGGTTCTTCCTCGCGCCCATCGAGGAGGTGAGTACGCTCTTCAGGGCATCACTCTCCGCCTGGGCGTATTCATCGATGATCACAAGAGAGGCGTTAAGCCCATCGAGGCGGTCGGCGGCAGAAGCCAGGCAACGGGAGATGCTCATCTTCCCTGGCATGCGGTTGAAGACTTGCTCCCGGTTGATCTTGAAGCGGCGAAACGATGGATCAAGGGCTTTGAGGATCTTACTGATCACGCCGAAGCACACCTGGGACTGCTGGTAGCTGTTCGACCCGACGTAGCTCTCGGCATTGGCATCCCCATAGAGTAGATCATAGACGGCGAGGGTGGCTATGGAGGTCGTCTTGCTGTACTTGCGAGGAACAAAGAGCAGCACTTCTCGCACCAATCGCCTCTCCCCGTCGTCATGATAGAACCAGAAGATGTTGGTGAACTGGAAGACTTGTACTGGGGTCAGCGGGAAGCGAACCATTCCCTCGGCGCTTGGGAGGCGTATATTCTCGTAGAAGGTGATGAAGTGGCGTACCTTCTCATCACGTAGGACGTAGTGCCCCGCCTTCCGAATGAACTGCTCCACGCTCAGGAGTTCGTAGAGGTTGTGCCCGTCGGGCTTCTTGATGCAGTCACGGATGTAGGTGGAGAGGCGCTTGTCTACCTTGTTGAAGCGAGGGTAAGGGACGTCAGCGCTTTGTAGTCTTTGCACGAGGGCGCTTTTGATAGCCCGAGCTTCGTCGGGACTTAATGGCTTCATCATAGACCTGCTGTAAGAGTATGTTAAGCTTATCGACCTCATCCCCACTAGTGAAGGTAGCTGTGCGCACCGTCATCTTGAGCTCCACGAAGAGAGCCCGTAACTCCTTGCTACTTTCAATAAAGATCGGCCAAGCTGGGTTCGTGCGCTTACGAGGATCACCTTCACGGCTAATCTCATCAACGACGACACCGTCTTGCTGAAGTTGAGTGTAGGCCAGGTCACGTACCTCTACGACCATAGCTACACTCTCCAACAGAGGCTCAAAGGCAGCCGAGTAGGCTCCCAAGGCTTGAAGCCCATCTCTAAGGAAAGTAATTGTTTGGTCTTTGGTCATCACTTGGGGATTGTTCTTGTATTATGGAGCGGATAGTCCTTTTTGCCCCCATCTACCCCCCCAACTTTCTAGCCATACACTTTTGTGTACTTTATTAGGGCTAAATCGCTGCTTTATCAGTTATTACGACACATTTTACTCCTACACAAAAGGGCCTACGCATTTAGAAGCAAGCGCACCCCCACCCAACTTTGCGACCTCGTGCGTGAAAAATGGAGCGAGAGGTGGTATGCAGGGGGTACCCTCTCCCTCAAAAAAACGCCCCCCGCTATCCGGAAAAGACGAATGATAAGTAACTGAAAAACAACTGCTTATATTTGGTTTGTGTAGGTGTTTTTCGTACCTTTGTAATACAAAAAGAGAGGGACAAAGCTCCGAACTCTATCCCTCTCAAGGTTGTGCAAAGCCACCTAATATTAAAGTGCTTTGCTTCCTAATACTACCAATGTTATGAGCATCAGTATTAGGGTAAAGCTAGGAAAGTGGACGATAACGTTCACAATCTCTAAGAGATCCTAAGCCTTTGCCCCTAGGGGGATGGTCAGTACCCATCCCCCTAGCTGGGGCAAAGATAGGAAAAACAAGAAACATAGACAGCCTCTAGGCGTTAGTATTTCTTCCCATGTAATCTGGGGCGAGAGGCGTTGTATCGCATCTTGAGCAGGATGTGTCTGTCGAGGTCGATACCTATGAGTGTTGCATAGGACTGCAATATGCCGATGGTGTATAGGATACCAGCTCTCATCTCTGGGTATACATCCTCTTCTTCACTGTCCCAATAAGTATCAAAATCTGACAAACAATCAGCAGCTCTGTATGCGACTTCGGTTAGCGTCAATCCGTTCACGTTGTCCCATAGGGTGAGATTTATTTCTTCCGTGGGCCATATCTTTGCCAATAGATCTAGCAGGCGAATGACGCAGTCCGCCAGCTCGTCCTCGAGTGTGTCCTTGACGTGCTTGCGGAAATCCTCGAGAAACTCTGCATCCTGTAGACACTCCAGCGCTGAAGGGTGGGAACGGCGTCCCTCTCGATCCGCCTCAATGGCTTCACAGAGCTCGCAGATAGCGAGCATGAGGAAGTGCTTTACAGGCCTCTCCTCATCCCAGAATCCTTTGTCTACGGCGTTCTGGTGGATCTTGTGGGCTAGTTCTAAGTAGTTCATACTTGTCTGTTGTTTATTTCTGTCCGTTAGTATGGGTGCCTCTGTGGTCGTCATTGTCAAATACGCTTCCCCATTTAGCACCTCGGCGCATGAGGTTTAGGAGGGTGTTGGTCTCCCCATAGGTACAGCGTTCGCTTTCAGGGAAGATCTTGCTACGCTTAGCCATGATTAGCTCTTTCTCTCGAAGGTACAAGAGCCCCCAGCCTTCTGGAACTTCATCTGGTGATATAAGTTCCTCGGAGGTGACGTAATACCTCTGTGCTCCCATACCACAACCTTTCTTACGGCATACCTTCTTTGCATCCCTCAGGAAATCAGCTCTGGAGAGCTTTATCTCAAAGACGATACATAGTGCATCCGATATGTTATGGTGGTAAGCTATGATGTCTGGGGCCTCGGATGTCCCCGTTGTTACATCACTCAGCTCAACCGCTTGTAGAGGGAGAGCTGGGATACCGTTCTTCACACTCTTCTTTAGTAGTCTTGCGACACGAACGCAGGTGTCGTGGTGCAGACGCTCTTTAGTCTTCATATGTGAGTTAGATTGCTTGTTGGGAGATTGATCTTTCGTAGATGAGGTGCATGTTTTCATTGACTAGCTGCACGATCTCATCGTGGTACTCGGATGATTTGTTCCACTCTCCCCTGCTTTGCACCACCTCCATTGTTCGCAGTGACACTTCGATGGTCTCAAGTCTCTTCCCGTCCATCCTAGCAGATAGTACGAGAGATTCTGGCTTTAGGTGGTATTCAGATAGATACACGCAGTGATGCATAGCATCTCCTTCAAGCATGTACTCTTTCACGCTATCTAAGCTCTGCACCTGTATCCTTTCATTCCCGAATGATAGCCCTGTGTACTTGCTCTTAGACTCATTGAACACCTTGTCTTCTTCGGCTAGTCGTCTTATTCGATCCTGCTCTCTCCTCCTAATCCACTCTCTATCATTAGCCTTTCGTCGGGCCTCCAAATATTTGTCGTGTGACGATTTGACATCCTCGGGGCAGATGTATTTGGGATTCCTGGTATCCTTGCCAAGGGAGGATAACAGAATGATAAGGTCACACCAGAGGTCGGGATGGTTTATGGTGTAGTTGTGGCGTATACACACCCTTACCGATGGCCATACTTTGTCTAGGTAGTAATCCGTATAATTCAGTATATAGGAGAGCAGTTGGTGCTGTCCCGACTTCATGATGGTCTCTACCCTCGGGTCTGTTAGCAGTCTATATATCAGACGGACGGGGGTATTGGTGAACCACTTCCCGCTGAACCCATTTCGTCGAAGAACTGGTAGCACACGACTATTGGGGTAGATATTAGACACCATCAGCTCGTACTTAAAATCGTTCCTACGCACCTCCATGTGCCCACCAAAACACCAGTTTTGAGCCCATGAATAGGGCATTACTGGGATGGACATAGTTACAAGGTCTCCAGTCTCATTTAGCCAGTGTTGCACCATCTCCGACAAGGAGGTATTTGATGGTGACCCCTGCCTCGACGTGTGCTTTAGGCAGAAATACCTCAAAACTTGCCACCCCTTAAAAGTAGTTGCGTAGCACAGATATTGCTCCTCACAAAAGCTTCTCTTCTTGCTATCGTCTACCTTGAGCTTCATTCCACATGTCGGACAAGTGATATATTTCTTTCGCTGCAGCAGTTTATCCTCCCGCCAACTATTACCACACTCCAAGCAGTGACAGACACCTTTGCTCGAGCTCCGCTTAGCGATGTGTTCAGGGCAAGTTATCACAGCCCACTTTACCTGGGCTGGAGTGAGTGGAGGGAGCTTGGCATGTAGGTCGTACACAGCCTTCTGTATCTTCGTCTTTGGATTCATCGTCAAACTCCTGCGAATAGGTCTCCGACAAACTCTGGCTCATACGCAGGCTTTGGAGTGGATTGAGGTACTTCTCTATGATCTCTGCGTAACCCCTTGGTCCTGGAACGTGTCGTGGGGTATCTGCCCTCCGTGCTTTGCTCTCTTGGGTTGTCGTGGTAGTTCACAAACACCTGGCACGACACGGGTGCTCCGACGCATATATTATCCTCATCGTAGTAGTGGACGGCCATTGAGTAGATTTCATCATCGGCAAAGCCATTGTATCCACTAGCTTGCACTTGGTTCAGGATGTAGGTGATGCAGTCGTCGATGTTCTTTCCCTCCTTTGCATAGCTAGCCGAGAATAGCTTATCAGCCTTTGCTCGTGCATCTAAGTGATGCTTGATAGTCTGCTTGAATAGTTCTGTACCTTTCATATCGTTGTTACTTGTCTTGAGTTTATTCTTTGAGATATTGAGCAATGAAGGCATCTAAGGCCTCCATTGCTCGAGCACGGGAAATCTCCCTACTTGAGCTAGCCAGTCTCTGATGCTCCTTGACGTGGCAGGAGTGACACAGAGCACGTAGGTTTATCGGGTCAAAGCATAGGTTTTGCATATCCTCTGGCCGTCCCGTTGCGCTCTCTATCGGACGTATGTGATGCACCTCCGTAGCTGGGGTAGTACAGTCTTCCTTCAGACAATCCTCACACAGTGGATGCTCTCGAAGGTAGCTAGCACGTAGACGACGCCAAGCACGACTGCCGATGAGGCGAGCATATTCTTTAGTTCGATGGCGATTCATAAGGGGGGTATCTAGGTGTGACGATGATGAAACTTCCCTAGGGCGTACCGCTCAAAGGAAGCATAGTCTGTTAGCTCATCTGGAGGAAAGCGCAGCCGGAGCAACGTATCGTGGAAGATGTCCAGTGGCTCACTACCATCAGATGATGGAGGAGGGGCGAGATGAGAGAAGTATCGGTATAGAGCATCATAGTGCCGTGCGGTAAAACGATCCAGCCACTTATCGACCTCTGCTCTTCGCACGTGGCTCAGGTCATCCACCAATACATTCTCTCTGGCTCCTATCTCCTCTCTATCCTGACCGAAGAGTTGCTCTACGAGGCAGCTATCCTTTCCTTTTGATCTCCTGCCGTACTCGGGGGCTTCCCACTCCTCAAGATGAGTAAACATCTCCTCAATGCTCTCCTCATCCGTCTGTATGCTCATTTTCTCTGCTCGCTGTAGTAGGCGAAGGAATAAGCGTACGGCGGACTGTACGAACTGGTAGTCGCTTCGGAAACCGAAGAGCGTGCGCAGGCGACGTAGTTCGTTAGCCTCATCCTGAGGGAGGCGGGCACGAAAGCGCTCAGCAGGGCGTGGAGGTGTCTTGGGCATAATAGTGTGAGAATATCAGGATGTTTACAGAGAGGGGCTATATATTTAGATTGTGCTGTTGATGGCCTGCCGTAGGAGATCCAGAGTAGAGGACCGTAGGAGACTAGCAGGGGTGACACGAAAGAGACGCCAGCCAAGCAAAGTCGCTTGATTATACTTCTCGATGTCGCCTAGGAATCCTCGAGGGCGAGTATGACGGCCTCCCGTGAAGACACCGCCCTCGCCCTCAAGCGCAATCTCTCGCGCAGGGACCGCATA